TGATACTCGAATGTCCATCGCGATGTCACTATTCCTCTTCCGGAAGACATTATCTTCCCAGAAGCCGGATGTGGAGGATTACGCAGTTCGTATGAGCTGCGAGGGTACATCTAGCGATCCCGACTTCGTCGAGTTCGCTCGTCGCGAAGTTCGTAAGATGTTCCCGCCAGGATGGGATAGTGAACTCTATCCTAATGCTGCGCTGTCCTCCTGCTTGACTCGGAGCTCGTGTGCTCAGTCAAGCCGGTCTAAGGGGGGTTGTAGAAAGTATGTGCTTTCGTCTGATATTTCTTGGAATAGTCATGCGAAGTACGTTGAAAGGGTGCTAACTAGTGAGACGGAACCGGCCCTGCTGCCGTCTCGTCTAGCTGCGGTAGAGACTGGAGGGAAGTGGAGGATCGTTTCCTCTGCCGACTGCCGTATGTCTCTTTTGAAACCCCTTAATACAGCTATCTACAACCGGTTGTCCCGCTTCGATTGGTTGCTTCGAGGCGAAGCCAGGGTGAAATCATTTCGTGATTTCACCCGTGTGCCAGGTCAAGTGTTTGTTAGTGGAGACTATGAATCGGCTACTGATAACCTCTCTATGGAGGTTCAGAAGGCGATTCTTTCGTCCTTGCTTGACAATGCATCTTGGGTACCCCAGGGTATCCGTGATCTGGCGTCTGCAAGTCAGGAGGGCGTCCTTTCTTTTGAGGGGAAGGAATACTTGCAGAAGCGTGGACAACTTATGGGAAATCTTCTGTCGTTTCCACTACTCTGTATCGTCAATTATTTAGCTTTCCGTTTCTATACAAAATCTCGCCGAGGGGAGATTCCTGTGAAGATTAACGGTGACGATATTGTCTTCCGTGCTAGCAAGGAGACAGCAGATAAGTGGATGAGCGGGGTGAAAGGATCGGGTCTTGTGCTCAGTAGGGGGAAGACCATGGTCCACAGTACTTATTTCTCATTGAACTCCAAGTTGTTTGCAGCTAGGGGTTCCTCTGTGAAACTTGTACCGTCTATCCGCTCAACTGCGTTCGGTTTCAAGGATGTCGAGGATGGTGTTTACTCTCTACGGGGAAGATGGCAGAGAGTTCTCCAAGATTATCCTTGTTCGAAGAGGAAGAGAGTGGTTCTCGGGACCCACTTTCTTCGTCTTAATACGAAGTACGTTGTTGCTTCGAGACGCAGCGTTACGAGAGGTCTTGATATGGTTATGCCTTATCAATCCCTCATGGCGTGTAATCTTTGGAGAAGGGAGTGTTTTTACCTCTCTTTTCCGAAAGAAGACCCGCTACCGATTTCTCCTAAAGCCTCTTCGAATCTTCGGATTCCGGAGGGTTGGGAGTGTCGTCGTATCGAAGAACCGACAGAAGAAATGTTATCCGTTCAGAGGGAGATCGGTCCGTTGTTCCTTGCTTTGGCTTGGGAGAACGGCGAAGTCTCGGACGAGGC